GAAGGCATTGCCTACTGCGATTAACAGCGCGTTGACAGGACTTGGTGTTCTGACTGCCGAGGGTGTTTCAGGTGGTTTGGAGCAGGTTGGTGTAAACGCTGCGGTTATCAAAGCCTTAGAGGATCAGGGCATTAATCCGGCGGATTACGACAAGGGGTACTTGGACCAAGTTCTTACGGCTGCGATATATGAAACTGTTGGTGGTACGGGCGCAAGTGCGGCGTCTACGGTTGGCTCTGCGGTACAGAACTTGTCCGCGAAATCTGATGGAGAAGCGCAGTCTGGGTACGATAATCTTGGTGGTGCGCTGACGACAGCTGGCGACGACACGCAAGCAGGCACAGGGTCTACATACGATGATCTTGGCGGTGCGTTAACGCAGACGAATACGCAGGGTGTTAATACGATTAACACGCAGACTGTTACGGATGCGGCGGGTCAGACTCACACGGTTGATACTGCGGTTGACGCGAACGGCAATACGTCAGTTACGGTTACGAATGACGCGACGAACGAATCTACCACGACGGATGTTGGCACTGGGACCTTGAACTCGGTAAACGTGGGCGCGGGTACAAGTATTATCGTTGATACTTCGAATACATCGAACACGAGTACGGTGGAAACCACGGTCCTTGAGAGCGGAAGCAGCCTGACGCAAACGGGCGCGGGTGGTGTAACGGGCAAAGAAACTACGGTTGGTGATTTAACACAGACTGAATTGGATGTTATCGGGGGCGAAGGAGCCAACACTACTGTGACGGGTAACGGAGATGGTTCTGTTACTGTTACGAATGATTTAACGGGAACCTCGGTAAATGTAGCCAGCGGCAGTGACGCTAACATTGTAGATGTTGTAAACGCTGTTCAGAACGACAACACTTCGGGGGTTACGGGTAACGGTGTCACAGACATTACTGCTTCTGAGACGCTTCTTGGTGGCACAGATGGCGATGATTCAGCGGGTTCCACTGCTTCTGAAACGCTTCTTTCTGAGGGGTCAACCTCTAAAACTGTTGTCGAAACTGACCAGGGCACAACTACAACAGTCACGGGGGCAGACGACACCAATGTCGTAGATCTTTACGATTCTGGTAAAGTTTACAGACGAAACGGTGTTATGTATGTTGGTAACCCGGCAAACAATGTCAAAGCAGACGGCGTAATCGACGGAACTTTGTATTCGGATGGTCAAATTGTTGCCGGAATGGGTGAGAGTCAAACTGGCACAGGTGGTATAGGCACCATAGTTACTGGAACCACTGGAACTGACGTTACTGGAACCACTGGAACTGACGTTACTGGGACCACTGGAACTGACGTTACTGGAACCACTGGAACTGACGTTACTGGGACTACTGGAACTGACGCCAACACGACAATCACAGCCACAAACGACGCGACTGTTACAACCTCGAGTGATGGAAATGTAACGGTAACGACTGTCACAGATGCAAATGGAAACGCTACGGTTACAACGAACAACAGTGTCACGGGTGAAACTACTACGGACAATGTGGCAGTTAACAACACGACGACAGTGACCAATGGCGGTGTTACGGTTGATGTGAATGCTTCGACCGATGGAACGGCGACCACTACTACCGAGACTACGCAGACGGGGGTTTCTTCTGAGGTGGAAGGCGTTGTGGATGTAGGTACAACTGCCGATGCGATTGTTCAGGCAGCGACGACAACAACGGTAGAGCAACCTGTAGTAGTAGAGCAACCCGTCGCTGTAACAGACGTTCCAGTAGTCGCTCCCACTTCCTTTACTCCAACGGATACTGACGGCGATCCTGCCACTGATCCTGTAGGAGAGACAGAACCTGGGTACACATCTGGTATTGCGGGTCTCGGAGGAGGTGTTCGCCCTGTTGTTTCCCCATATTACCAGCCTCAACAGACAGGGGCGTATAACTTCTACGTTCCGCAGCCTGGAGTAGATCAAACAGTTCCTGCGGGGCCTGTTATGTCAGATCCGACATCTTACTTGGCACCTACTGCAAATCCGCAGTATGGTTATGGGTATATTGCTCCGAATGCCGAGCTTGAGTACTTGCGCCGACTGGCCCAGATCCAAGGCACGGGGGACGAGTTACTGCCTTCTGAGGACTTGATGAGCGGCACATGAACTTACAAGCCTTACCAGAGGACGCCTTAAAAGAGATCTTGGCCTTAACCGAGGCCAAGAAGCGGCTTGATACTCGTGAAAAAGCGCACGATTATTTCATGCCGTTTGCTCATCATGTGTATGAGAACTTTATTGAGGGTCAGCATCACCGTGTTATTGCGGAAAAGCTGGAGTTGGTTGCGCAGGGCAAGTTGAAACGGTTGATTATCAACATGCCTCCTCGACATTCTAAGTCTGAGTTTGCGAGTTTCTTGATGCCTGCGTGGTTTTTGGGCCGAAATCCTAAGCTCAAGATTATTCAGGCTACTCACAACACGGAGCTTGCGGTTCGGTTTGGGCGCAAGGTCAGGGATCTTATAGACGATCCACAATATAAGGACATCTTCCCTGATACCAATCTGAAAGAAGACAACAAGGGCGCTGGTAAATGGCAGACTGACAAGGGTGGCGAGTACTTTGCGGCGGGTGTTGGGGCTGCGGTCACGGGCCGTGGTGCGGATTTGTTTGTAATTGACGACCCACACTCGGAGCAGGATGCTTTGAGTGAGAGTGCGTTTGACAATGCGTATGAGTGGTACACTTCTGGCCCTCGTCAGCGTCTTCAACCTGGCGGTGCGATCATAATTGTTATGACTCGTTGGGGTAAAAAAGACTTGACAGGCCGTTTGTTGGCCGCGCAGGGCAGCGATGTCATGGCGGATCAGTGGGAGGTTGTGGAATTTCCTGCAATTCTGCCATCTGACAAGCCGTTATGGCCGGAGTTCTGGGAAAAAGACGCATTATTGGGGATTAAGGCGTCATTGCCTGTGCAGAAATGGAATGCGCAGTGGCAGCAGACGCCGACGAGTTCTGATTCTGCGATTATCAAGCGGGAATGGTGGCAGGAGTGGACTAAGAAGGATATTCCGCCTGTCAAATACATTATTCAGTCTTACGATACGGCGTTTTCCAAGAAAGAATCGGCTGATTACAGCGCGATTACGACTTGGGGCGTGTTTGAGCCGGATGAGGGCGGGTCTGACAATTTGATTTTGCTGGATGCGCGACGAGGTCGGTGGAATTTCCCTGAACTAAAGGAAGTCGCGTATGAAGAGCACGAATACTGGGAGCCGGACATGGTTGTGGTCGAAGCGAAAGCGACGGGTACACCGCTTATTGACGAGTTGCGGCTTCGTGGTATTCCGGCACTAGGATTTTCGCCTGGGAAAGGGCGAGATAAGGTCACTAGGATGCATATGGTTGCGCCATTGTTTGAAGCTGGTGTAGTATGGGCCCCAAACGACAAGAAGTTTGCTGATGAAGTTATCGAAGAAGTAGTTTCATTTCCTAATGGCGATCATGATGACTTTTGTGATAGCATGACGTTAGCACTGATGCGTTTCAGGCAGGGCGGTTTCGTTTCTCTGCTTGGCGAGGAAGAAGAACACGACGAGTATCGTCGTAAACGGGAGTATTACTGATGGCATTGCCACCTCTTGTAGATTCAGGGATTCGTCCCGAGGACATGGTTCCTAACGAAGCGTCGGTCGAGGTCCCTGTTGAGGCCCCGATGGAGACGTTTCCTAATGGGGCCGAAGTTGTTGACGACGGTGAGGGTGGCGCAGTAGTTCGAAGTCTTGAAGAGATGATTGCAATGGAGGAATCTATGATTCAACCAGCGCATGACGACAACTTAGCGGAGTTCTTAGATGAAGATTATCTTGGAGAAATTTCGTCGGATCTGCGGGCGTCTTACGAAGATGACCTGGAGTCTCGTTCAGAGTGGGAAGAGACTTACACAAAGGGCTTGGATCAGCTTGGAGTTAAGTATGAAGAGCGTACTGTTCCGTTTGAAGGAGCTTCTGGAGTCACGCACCCGCTGATTAGTGAGAGTGTTACTCAGTTTCAGGCACAGGCGTACAAAGAACTGCTTCCTGCTGGTGGCCCTGTTCAAACTCAAGTTCTTGGTATGCAGGATGCGGCTCGTGAGGAGCAGGCATCGCGAGTCAAGGACTTCATGAACTACCAGATTATGGAAGTAATGGAAGAGTTCGATCCGGACATGGATCAGCTTTTGTTTTATTTACCGCTGTCGGGCTCGTGTTTTAAGAAAATTTACTTTGACGAGGCCAAGCAGCGAGCGGTTGCTAAGTTTGTGCCTGCTCAAGATTTGGTTGTTTCGTATGCAGCGTCTGATCTACAGACAGCGGCTCGTGTCACTCATGTTTTGCGTATGGATGCCAATGAACTGCGCAAGATGCAGATCGCTGGATTCTATCGTGACGTTGAGGTCAGTAAGTACGACGAGGACGAGGACGAGGTCCGTAAAAAAGTAAACGAATTGCAGGGTACTTCTAAAACGTACACTGACGAAGTCTTCACCGTGCTTGAAATGCATGTTGATTTAGACCTTGAAAACTTCGAGGACATGTCTCCTGAAGGTGAACCTACGGGTATTGCGCTGCCTTA